ATTGGTCTAACGGAAACTCTAGACTTATCTACATACTCTTCCATTATACGTCTTGTTCAGCAACCAAATAGTAAGTAGCATCATATTCATCAATCTTAAAATTGATACGAGCCAAACCGCCTGAACTAACTTCCAATGTTGCGCTCTCACACTCTTTATTAGCAACCAATACATCTCTGAATAGGTTTGCATTAAAAGAAACATTATCAATCTTATCATAAGATTCTGTTTCTACAGGAAGAGTAACGCGATTAGTATTGATTTCAGCATAACCGATTACAACCTTTACACCATCATCATTAGTTAATACAGTAAAGTTATCAGTATCAGCTAGAGCACCTTTACCAGCAACGAACTTCTGCATGAAAGATTTATCAACCTTTATCTTTACCTCAAACTCAGGTATTGATTTTAGATTAGGTGGTGTATTGATAACTGATAAATCAGAAAGCATATAGTTTACATTAGATGCGCTATCTGATATTTTTAGAGAGACTACCTTATCTCCAGCCTTTGTCAAGTCCATTGAGATATTCTCAGACATAACCGAAAGTAGTTTAACCAACTGCTCGGTATTGTAAACACCCAATTCAGCTGAGTCAAATTTCCAATCTGACATTGTTAGTTCACCAAGCAAATTCTTATCGCCTGTAATGAAACGGGTACTTAGTTTACTTCCATCACTCTTAATAACAACTGACGAACAGTTCCCACCAAGATAATATTTTTCAATAAACCTATTTAATGAATGTTTATTCATTTATTACTCCTTATTTATTATTAGATATATACATATATATCATTGTTAATTACCAAAACCAATATTATTTTTCTTAAATAATTCTTCTATGACATGCTCTTGCTCAGTTGGCACCCAACCTACAAAGGTATCCTCACCAACTAAAAGTTGTGGAAAGTAAATTTGTTTTGTTTTTTTAAACATCTCATTCCAAGATTGTTTATCGGTTGCACAATCTATCTCCTCATACTGAATGCTATGTCTACTCATAAAATTCCTAGCCTTTTCACAGAAAGGGCATTTTTTTACTCTTGAACTTGTGTATAATTTTACCATTAGAAAAACCTCTCCATCGATGTTTTTTTATTTACGGGCTCATCCCACTTTAATGTTTCATAAAACATCATAATCTTTTTCTCCAACATCTGAGCATACATCTTCTTATAATCAATATGCTTTTTAATGAAGTCTATTATCTGTGGTGGATCTTCATAACCTTTATACCCACAAGACTCTAAGCCCAATTCATTTTGCCTAAGATAAACCCATCTTATTTTTTCTGATGAAGTTATCTTCTCATATTTTTTAAGTAAACCAAAGTGACCAATTAAATCATTATAGGTTATAGCAGCCTTAACATGAGCTGGCGAACCCTTAGCAAAGTTTGTAAACTTACCATTCTTACCATTTGAATACTTCTTTAGATTCTTTACGCCTGTCGGCATAGCTATCCTATCAAAGTTTAATAGTTTCATAGACTCTTTAAAGTTTATGATTCTCTCATCTATCTTATCTTTTGGTACAGTTGCCAGAATATCTTCTAAAACACTTTTCAGTAACTCACCCATAGCCTTTGGAAAGTTACTACGAACCAAATCCAAACCCTTGACATGCAGTTTATTTACCTTAACTCCATTATCGTTAATGATTTTCATACCATATCTTTTCTTAACTATAAATAGTCCCGACTTAGCAATTAATTCCTGCTTTATTTCAAATCTATGTTTATCTAAGTTTAAGAACTTTTTAGCAAAGTAATCATATGAATTATTTAGAAAAAGTTGCATCTCATCAGCCACATCCAATATTCTCTTACTCATCATAGTCTCACTTTCAAAATCCATAGTAGGAAATCTCTTCTTAACCAATGGAAGCGCTGAATAAAATACCGAATCTGTATCTATGTAAATACAATAATCCTTATCATCTCCAAGCTCTTTGTTGTAAAAGTGATTACCAATTTTTTTAGTAAACTTAATCAGCTCTTGACCTGTAAGTGTGGTAGCCTCAGCATTATCTAAGTCATAGAATCTAAATACCGACAACCCCAATACACCATAGAGAGAATTTAATACCACCTTCTGTATTAGCTGGCGACTTTTAAAGTATGTATATTTTTCGTTATCTCCAGCATCACCGAACTTCTTCATCAACTTTCTATACTCCACACGAGTATCAAACCACTTTTCCAATAATGCTGGAATCAATCCTTTCTTATCGCTACGATATAAAACACCATTAGAGGATACCGAAACCTTATTGTTATCAAAGAAATCCTTTAGTTCTGTTTCTGTAAGCTTGCCTTTCTCAACCCCATTAGATTCCAACGTATAGGTTTTCTTCGTACCTCTCATAAATTCTTCAGCATCCCAGCCATTTAATTTACCTATCTTAGTTTCGGGTGAAATGTTAAGCGACATAATAACTGATGGATACATAGAAGTAATATCTAAATCGAATACCCAATCGTGTTTACCTCTTTGTGGTGGTTGTACATAAGCACCTGCAAATTTATCACCATCTGTTTTCATAACTCTTGATTTTTTATTCGGTGCAACTATACCTAAATTTTTTAGATAAACTAATATAGCACCTTCCAAATAGCGAGAGGAGAAAAATACATCCTCATAAGGAACATGACCTACGTGACATACACCACGAGCCATATCGATAAAATCTAATTTATCATGCATTCTCTTTACCAACCTTACATCATGAATGTTATATTCTATATATTTGTTGAGATCATTTTCATATAAATCTGTTAGTGTTCCATCATACTCTATCTTATTCTCACCCAACTCAAATTCAGCAACAGCATCTAATCTATAAGATGATAGCTGAGTGTATGTAAATAACTTATACAATCCCAAATAATCTAAACAACTGACACCAGCGAAAAGATATCTACCCCTATGTTTGTTCCATTGAACCTCTTGTATAGGAGATAACATATCAGCCACATTACTACCAACAACCTTACAAGCCCTATTATATAGGTAAGGCATATCAAATGAATCCATATTCCAACCTGTTATTATGGTTGGTTTAATCTGTAAGTACTTTTGAAAGAAAGCCTGAAGCAAACTAAACTCATCATCAAATCTAAGTATTACTACATTATCCTTTGATTCTAATGTTAGTCTTTTTTTCTCATCTAATGCAAATGCGTAGTATACATCATCTTCTGAATTATGTATTGCAATAGATGTAATTTTATTTTTAGCTTCTGTTGGTTCGGGGAATCCCTCTGTAACCTCAACCTCAATATCAATCATCATTATTCTATGATTTTTTGATAAATCTTCTGAATCGGGATACTGATCTACCAATACTCTAGTTTCAGGTGGAACATCGGATTCGAATAGATTTGGTGTTTCGGCATCAAACTTAAAAACCTTTCGAAGTTTATCTCCATATAAAGATATATGAGTGCCGGCTCTATCTCTCACATAAGCATATCTTTTATAGGGAAGTGTATAGTAACCAAGTTCATCATCCCAAATATGAACCTTTGCTTTTTGTCTGTCGTAGTATAAATTCTGATACATTTAGATTATAAAATCCCCATTTTCGATGTGTAAATATACAACTAAAACCTTATATAAGTCAAGGTTTATTTTGATAAAAAGGGGGATATATTTCAATCCCCCAAATCACCATTTTAGAAACTAACAGCAAGTCCTATGTTGTAGTGTCTTGGTGTTCCCAAGAATACTTCAGCATTATGAGCCAGGTGAAGTTTGTCACCATAGCCATTGTACTTACTATTGTCAACTGCATCTTGAACGTATACATTGTCAAGAGCATTAAAGACATGAGCACTAAGTGTCACGCCATAACCAGCCGTCCAATCGGTTGGTAGTTTATATGAAGCATGTAGATCAAGTTTAGAATAGCCTGGAGCTTTCCATACCTGTGTTCTATCTTCATCGCCATCAACCTCACGAGAGTCTGGTGACCAATCAGCATAGTTATCTTCATACATTCTGAACAGACCTTGTACGTTAAGACCTGTAATTGGTTTAAATGTTAGACCACCAACATAAGCAGTTTGTGGCATATCACCAACCATAAGTCCATCAAGAGCATAGGTATAATCTGTGGATGTTTGACCAATAACTTGACCATCATCGTTATACTCCATTTCTTGATAAGCACCAGCGGCATCTCCATCGAACTTCCATCCACCTTTACTAAGTGCTAGGTCAATCTCAACCATTTCGTGAAGAGCGATTTTAGATTCGATCTCCCAACCTGTATGAGCTTGATTTACACCTTTCAAATAGATGATATCGGTATCACCTGAATCTCCAGCACCTGTCTCTACATTACGAGTTAGGTTTCTGTCTTTCCATTTGGTGTTATAATAACTACCCTTGACGGCAACTAAATCACTACTATACTTACCACCAACTTCAAAATTCGTAAATTTCTCGTTGTCTGGATTAGTAGATACAGTTCCATCATAGGCAATCACATTGTCCAAGATAGGTGGTTTCTCAACATACCCACCATTTACAAATGCAGACATCCTATCATCAAGATTGAATACACCACCACCTTTCACTTGGAAAGTTGTAATGTTATCAGCCTCAACCACACTATTGTCTGTAGAGAAATGGTCTTGGTATGTATAACCAATCGTAGATATTCCACTCATACCATAAAGGTTGAACTTCTGAATATCATACTTACCTTGTACAAATGCTCCAAACCAATCAACCGTGGTATTGTTGTGATAAGCGATAATATCACCTAACCCAACTTTCTTACCATCAGCAGCGTTGTCATCAGCATAATCAACATAGTAATCCCCACCTAATAGATCACGAACTTCACGAGCGTGTTCTATACCAGCAGTTCTCCAATCAATACCGACTTGAACCTCTAAGTCATCATTAACATCGTAATTTAACTTAGAAATCACACCATAGGTGTTCTGTCTGTTGATTGAGTTACGAAGAATACCAGTAGATTTGTTCTCGGTATCTGACCATGTAGAATCTACATTATCAGAGTTTTGTGCTATCTCAGCATTCCAATCCCAAGCCCACGGTGAACTCGCATACCAAGCATTATCGGCAACAGCAGGTGTTCTACTTACACTACCATAAGTTCCTGTTCCACCACCAGAACCACCACTCCAATATAGAATTGAACTTATGTTTACTTGGTCATTTACATCATAGAAATGATTCAAGTTAACAAGTGGTTTATGGAAGAAGTTCTCTCTTTCATTTAAGAAATCGGAACTGAACCTATCGGTAGTACGAGCACCGTACATATACCAATACTGTTGACCCGTATAAGAACCATCAACTGGCGCGACATTCTGATTAAAGAACCTACCAGCCTCTGTTTCAAACTTTTCACCTACAGCAAAAGCTTCAGCGTCATATCCTTCAATATCACCTGCTAGGTCTTGTGAGTAAGTTGCTATGTTCTGTTTATACAGATTTTGTCCATGTCTTTGTGGAGCACCAATCGCATACAACTCAAATCTTTGGTCATCACTTACGGCATAAGAACCACCGAAGTAGTAAGCCCAAGCATCTGTCCAAGTTCCATCGATGAAACCATCACCAGTTTTACGAACAATCGTTCCACTAAGTGCTAGTTTATCAGCGATAAGACCAGAGTTATAATTCAAAGTAGATTTAAGGAATCCCCCTTCACCCACTTCTTGTTTGTACTTACCACCCTTTTCAAGAGCAGCTGGATCTGTGATTATGTTCATAGTTCCACCAATCGATGGTGTAGCTAGATTAACAGCAGATAGACCTCTTTGCATCTGAATGGAAGATGTGGCATCACCAACACCATCCCAATTAGACCAATAAACCCATCCGTTCTCCATATCATTTTGGGGAACTCCGTTTATCATTACGGCTACATTTCGTTGGTTAAAACCACGAACATTGATACGAGCATCGCCTGCACCACCACCTTGTTGGGTTGCATATACACTTGGTGTCATATTTAGCGCCATTGGAATGTCTTGTGAACCAAGACGAACTTCCATTTCTGCTTTACTGACAGTTGTGTAAGCAACAGGTGTCTTTTCATCAGCCCTCGAAGCCAAAACTTCTAATGCCGTCATTGATAGGACATCAACTTCTAAAGAGAAATTGAGTGTGCCTACGATATCACCCACCTTGACCATATTGGTTATAGATGTGTGCCCAATGTATGAAGCAGTTAATTTATATGTACCCTCAGTTCCGACATTAATAGTGTATTTACCAGATTCATCTGTTACACCACCCATCTCAGTTCCTTCGACTACAATATTTGCTCCAGCCAATGGTTTACCCTCACTATTAACAACTCCAACAATCGATTGTCCATAAAGAAAAATCGGTGTGAAGAATGTTAACAACAAGAATGTAAGATTACGTTTGTTCATAAAACGTCTCCTGTTTGGTTATTGTTAAGACACATTTTTCTACAGGTGTGTCGTCTGCCTGTCCGCTTTTGTTTAATTTGCATAATCTTGGTCATCATTATCACCTGTCATAGGCGTTATTTCACAATTATCATTATTACAGAATTTATCCACATCAGCTTCTTCATTCTTAATAACACCAAATGTTAATCTACCTAATTTAGCAACCTCTTTATGATAGGTTTCCTCATCTATAGCTTCATACGGCATCTGTTGATACGCACCATAATCATGTCTCGGTAATAAACTTATACCCTTTAGATGATATTGATAATAATTCAGAGCAGGAGCAATCTGTTCCTTCTCCGTTTCTGGATTGAATGTAACCGTACAACTGACTTGATTGTCTGCCCAATGTCTCTGTAAGAAAGCAGCCAAACTGAATTGTTCCCAAATCGATAGTTCAGCTGCTGTTCTTATACCCTCTCCGACATCCACCGGCACTTCTACAACCATTGTTGTGTCCTCTGAACCAAATGCTGGTTCTAATTTGTAACCTGCCTTTTCTAAAGGCGCTAGTAAATCTGAATGTTTTGATAGTCTCATTCTTCTTATGTAAAATCTGCTTTCGGGATAGTGTAAACCTGGAGTAGCACCAGCTAATAATGATACAGTTCCGCTTGGTTTTACTGAGGTAGTTTTTACTGAGTTAGGTACAGCAAACCAATCCGAATACATATCATCCCATTGTTGTATAACATCATAACCATCATTTAACCAACTCTTTAATTCATCCAAACCTCTGTTGGTAATAAACTGAGCAACACCGCTTACACTACATCCAATTCTTCTGTTCCTTAACATAACACGATTGGTATCACTCCAATGTGTTCTACCTAATGTAACCGTCTTTGCGTAAAGATATGCATATTTTAGGGTACGTGCATAATCTTCAAAGTCATCGTGATTGTCCGGAAATGTTTCTACCAAACAACATAACTCATAGCTCTCTAATGATTGCTCTAAACAAGGATTGCCACCCATTACCCTATGATCTTTGTTATCTCCACCATTTTTCATACGAGAATACTTTCTCATATTTTCTAACCACGCAAATCCAGGCTCACCATTATCGCTAATTCGTTCGGCAGCGGCAGTATAATCCATACCCAACTCTGCAAATATACTATTATTACTTGTCCATCCATAAGTTTCTCTGTGTTTATTTACTTTATAATTTTTTAAATCTAAATACTCCTCTGAATGTGGATCACCGAATACAATCTCAGCAGTTCTTCTCACATTACCTGCCACAACACATTTACCGATTAAATTCATAATGTCCACGATTGTCGTAATTGTGATTGCCTCTCCTGCATTCTTTTTTAACACCTCTGTGATATCACCATGTATTTCTTTTAATGGTTCATGACCACTTGCAACTCCACCAAAACCACTTATCGGTTCACCAGCTGCTCTTATTTTTGAATAATCAAATTCTACTTTACCTAAATTATGAAAATAACTTTCTAATAATAATCTTAGTGATTCTACCCAACCCTCACGAGTATCTGGTATTACATAGGTTGCTGTAGTTTTATTTTCATCCACACCCTTGACCATTATCTCTCCAGCACCCTTTGTGTCAAATCCTACACCGACACCTAACATACTGGCATCCATAAGAAAACAGAAAGGTTTAGCATAATCCTCTTTTAGTGTTTTCGTTGACACGAAAGCACAATTGTTTAGGGCGGCATATAAACCCTTTTCCTCTGTGATAGGCGTTCCCATCGCCCACAGACCGCGACCAGGAGGCAAGAACTTCATAGTAAAAATACGCTCATACATATCTTGAGCGCTTCGTTGAGCTTGCCACGGATTCCACCCTAATTGATGTGATTCAATGTGATGTTTCTGCATAGAGTATGTTCCCTCTACAACTCGTCTGACGGTTTCCCACCATCTTTCGTTCTTTCCATCTTCTTTAATTCGGGAGTATGTTCTCATGTAAACCAACTCACCCAATCCATTGAAACCAAACGGAGCCTTCTTTCTCTTATACTTATTTATAAATGTATCCGTTAGTGTAAACTTTTCTTTCATATTCTTTTCCTTAATTTTCTATTCCACAATATTAAATATAATATATACCAATTCTTATTTACTCAAAACCACCCATATCGTTATATTTTTGAGATAAAGTTTTGCGTAGATATTCTTCTGAGTTGTCCATCTTACCTTGAGCCACCTTACCACTTACAGTAGAGGCTTCATGCACTTGTATTAAACCTGTGTTAGTATTGATGTTAGCTGGAAATGTAATTCCATCAACACCAAACCTATTCTTAATTACGTGAAACCTACCTGTATTTGCAATCTTATCCTCTACCTTACGACTTACCGACATAACAAAGTCTGCTGTCATAACCTTAGAATAATCCTCTGATACCTTACTAGCATCAATCACTTCCTCTTCCAATGAACTTCTATTTGCCTGTGAAGCAGTCCATACCGGAATATCAAATTCACCAGCCATACCACGGAGGTTCTCATAAGTTTCGCCAGTTGCGTGTCTTTTCTCCTTATAGAATGTGGTTGGTTTCAAAATATCAGCATAATCCACGATTACCACATCGGGTTTGATTTCCTGTATCTCCATCTGTTTGAGATGAGCAGCTAATGTATTTACCGAAGCAGCACGAGTAGGATAATATTTTATAATCAATTTGCCTGTAAGTTTATCTATAACCTTCTGTACATCATCTTGATAGAACTTAATATTAGATGTTGTTACACCACTAAATACAGTATCGTATCTCAAACCAACATAACTCTCATTTAATTCTAAGGTGTAATGTACCACAGTTTTACCCTGCTTTACCAAATGAGCGCCTAATGATTGTAAACACCAACTCTTACCGATACCAGCAGGAGCAACTAACACACCCAACTCACCACCAGCCAATCCACCATCCATCACAGTGCTTACAGCATCCCACGGAGTTGGCATAGTTTCTCTAACAGACTCATTCAATCTAGCATCTAATGATATGATGTAATCATGTCCTAAGTCTCTCTCACTACCAGCCTTCATAGCCTCATCGATTATGACTTTGATTTCATCATAGTTCTTCTGTTCCAATAAATCTATGGAGTTTTCAATAGCTCCCTTTAGAACCTGATTCTTACAGAAATCTAAAGTCTCCTGCTTTACAAATTCTAAATCAGTAGCCTCTATATTTCTCCAAGCCTCTTTTAGATTCTCTATAACAGAAACCTTTAGAATCTCATCATCCATTTGGGTTATCTTAATTTTCAATACCTCTAATGTAGGAGCTTTTCTAAACTCCATAAAGTACTTACTAACCTGTGTAGTTAACCACTTATTAGCATCCGAATCAAAAAACTTAGGTTCTAATATATCGCTGATTGTCTGTATGAATTTATTGTCCGTTAATAAAGATGAGATTATCTTCGATTGAAATGTCGGACCGAACTGATTAAAATTTTCACTCGCCATATAATTCTTTCATTCTTTTTTGTTTTATTTCCATTTGTTTCTTCTTACGATAGCGTTCCCTAGCCTTCGCTTGTAGAACCGCTCTGTTCCTACGGTAATATTCCATAGACCACTTTCTCTGTGCAGCTTTTCTATCTGCCTCAGAGCTATACTTTCTCTTTCTTCCCATGCGTACCCTCAGCCATCTGATTCAATTTAGCAAAACATTGAACCAACCAACTCTCCATATTTGGTAATGTAGCAAATAATCTATCCTCTATGAATCTTTTCTGAAACTGCATTTTATTTAACCTGTTAATAGGTTCTCTGATTTTGTCTAAGATTTTTGTTTTAGCAGATGAACTGATATCAACCTCTTCCAACTGCATCAACCGATAATTTCTTCTCAATAACTCCTCACACTCTTCAAGCTTTTCATCTTCTTTAATAATGTCATCTATATTAAGTATCTTATCTTCGAGTAAAAGTGGTATTTTTTTTTGAATAGTTTTCAATCCCCAACCACGAACTCCATTTATGTTATCGGATTTGTCTCCATCGATTGCTCTGTATACAGCAAAGTTATGTGATGGTATCCCATAGTCCTCTAATACCTTTGGTGGATCGTACATCTTCTTTTTTGTAGGAGACCAAACTGAAACCCTATGATTTACCAATTGAAGAAAATCCTTATCAGTAGACATCAATACAATCTTAGATTTTGTTAGGATTTGCTTGGTAACATAAGCCATCGTATCATCAGCCTCTATGTTCTCAATCGTAATCGTTGTGATAGGAAGATAATCTAAGTAATCAATAACCCTCGTCAATTGCATAATCATTGATTCGTGTTCATCTTCTTTGTTGTTGAAATCATAAGAACGATTTAACCTTTCAGACATATTTCTACCAGCTTTATACTGAGGAAATACCTTCTTTCGGCGGTTAGACCCACCTTTACCATCAAATACTATGACAGTTCGGGTAGGTCTAATTGTTCTTATTGCATAACCGATTGACCTAAGAAAACCAACTATTCCCCCAACGTGAGCACCGTCATCATTGAGAGTTGGTATAGCGCTGAAACATCTTATGAATGTATTCAAGCCATCTATAATCAATACCTTATCGTCAGCGACTTCCGATTTGGAATCACCGCCTTTTTTCTTTATTTCATCGAGTATGGATAGATACCGAGCATTAGTCACCTAAAACCTCATCGGTTATCTCTACATCATCGATTCCTAAATCAGCTTTAGTATATTTCAGTATAACCTTATCACAAATCATCTTATAACAATGAGTCTTAAATTTTTCATCCTCAAGCAGAGTAGCCCACTCTTTGGATTGAAACTTAATCTCCTTACCATTATGATCGTTCATAGTATACCAAGCACCACCAACCTTAGCAATCTTATGTTCTTTAAGAACGTGTAACCAACTTCCCTCATCATCAACCCCACTCTCAAAGTATAGCGGAAATTCAGCTTTTCGTAGTGGAGGACCCAAACGATTTTTGATTACCTGTGCCAGAATAGTCATACCGATTACATTCTTTTTGGTATCCTTAATCTGACCTTTGTTCTTTAAACGAATACGGGTAGATGCGTGAAATGGAAGAGCCTTACCACCTGATGTGGTATAAGGATCACCGAACATAGCACCTAACTTTACCCTTAATTGATTAGTGAATACTAAAGCAACTCTTTGTCTACCAATCATCTGAGTTATCTTTCTCATAGCCTTTGATATAATGATAGCTTTGCTTGTAGCCCAACCATCCTTATCAAAGTCTGCATCTAACTCAACCTTTGTGGTAGCAGCGGCTAATGAATCTACTAAGATGGTTACCAACCTATTCTTATCTGATTCACGAACCTTAACTACTATTTCTTCTATAGCCTCAAAGATATCCTCTATGGTTTCTAAGTGTAGATATAACATCTTATTCATATCGACACCTATAACACCTAAGAACTCCTCACTTACCGCTGTCTCTGTATCTATATAAACAGCGACACCGTCTTTCTTCTGTGTCTCTGCAAGCAGATGAGCACCAACTAATGATTTACCACTACTTTCTAAACCATTCAACTCTGTAATTCTACCAACTGCAATACCACCATTTGGTCGATTAGATATTGCTAAGTCTAACATTGTTGAACCTGTAGAGATAAATTCTTTTATATCTGTTGGTGTCGGTTGAGCACCATCTAAGAAATATGCAACTTTGTAGTCTTTGAACTTTTTATTTAAGGAGTCCGCAAGGACTCCAGCTAAGTCATCTTTAACTGACATTTAATTCTCCTAATTAAATAGTGGGTGTGTCCGGCTTTATAAGCAGACGAATCCTCTTTCACACACTCGGTTTTATTAGTGTTGGCTTCAACACCCACTACACTTTATTTACTTATTGAATAGATCGTCAAAAGCAGCTGCAGCATCATCTACGTTTGTACTTGCGGCTTTAGCAGCAACTACGGATTCAGGTGCAGTTTCTTTCTTAGCTTCGGTTGTTTCTGCATCATCTGGATTTAACCAATTGTTGAGAACACCTGTCAACTCATCATAAGATAGTTCTTGATACAACTCTGTGATATCCTTCTGATTCTCCAACATATTCTCCATCTGAGCCTTATCTTCCACAATAGGTGTCTGATTAGGTTTCACACGGATTGATGTCTTTGGAAAAGAGGCACCACTTTCTTCAGCAGTTATGAACTCTACCGATACATCACGACCATTAACAGCATCTGTGATATCACCATAGTCCGGATCTGCAATTACTGAAAGTAATTCTTGATAAACAGTCTTACCAAAACCCCAAAAACGAACACCTTGAGTTTCCTCACCCCTAACAACTACCGGAGCAAAGGTTCTCATCTTAGCTTCCAATTTACGAGCCATCTGATACTCCTCTCTGTTACCACTCGTTTTAAGTTTTTGAGCAAACTCTTCGATTGGATCAGGACGACCAAATGTGATTGGTGATAGATAGGTTTTGTTATTCAAACCAAAGTGAAAGAACAACTCAATAAACGGATTATCCTTATTGTGCTTATATGGTAAGACACGAATTACCTGTTTACCTGGCTGTGGTTTCCAAAGATTTGAAGTCCTATTGTTTGTTGTTTGTAATTGATTAAGACGCTTACGAATAGAATTAATATCCATTATTTACTCTCCTTATTTTATTATTTATTTGTTATTTGTTAGTTACTTCTGTAACCTTTAATATATATCACCTGATATGGTGAAATACAATTTTATTTTAATCTTTTTCCCACGTTTTTACATCTATTATCGAATGAATTTTGGTAGGTATTTTGTTCAATCCCGAATCATTTGTCAGCAATAAACTGTTGTAGTAATCGTTCCAAGGTATGGGAAACTTCTTATCCAATACCCCATCATTTAATTCTCTAATAACCTCATTGAGTGCGTTGATTGTGTATAGTGTATTGCTCTGTTTCTTCCTATGAAGTGAGATTGTATTTGGAATATCTTCGGGGTGATTATCGGGATCATACTCAACATTATATGTACAGATAAGCTGAGACAACTCATTTGCATTCTGAAATACATAAACCTTATTATAGAGTATATCGTTACACTCTATTATGAGTTCTAATGTATTACTCAAAAGGTTCTTCGGAGTAAATGTGCAGAGGAGTTGGGTTTTCATTTAATCCTCTTTAAAGAATTTATTGTAAGCAGGATCATCAGCATCAGAATTAACAAATCTACCACCGCCAGCATTAGTGCTTCTACCGGTAACAGAAAATCCTAAATTAAATTCAAATTTTGGCCAAGCAATTTTTTCAACACCATCAGATGCATCTACTTTAATTCCATCTTTTTTTACTGAAAAGCTATCGTTTCCAAAGTGTTGAATATCTAAATTTTGATTATATGCTCTATGACTCATAGCTTGATATAAGTAATAACTTTCCAACCTCTTTCTCAACATAGCCTCTGTGTCGGAATCTACGGATAATCCTTTTTGCTTTCTTTGTGCCATTATCTTTTTTAAAGCAGAGTCTATTTGTGAAGGATTTCCATCATTCATTTTCTTTTCAATATACTTAATATATTTAGGATCTACACCTAACTCTTTTGCCGATTCTTTTATATCATCTTGTGTTTTTTGTTGATGGTCTAATTCTTTTTGAACACTCTCTTTATCTGGTGGATTTTGATCAAAAACATCATCATTATCATATATTCCCTCATGCTTTTTAGATAAAGCAATTGTTTTTTCCCTAACTACATCAGGTTCTAAATTACCTACCTTTTTAAAGCTACTCTTTCTTACCTTCGCAGTTAATTGACTAGCACCACCTGATCCTTTTTTAATGCTCTTACCATCTATAGTTACTATTTTATTTTTACCCTTCCCATTTTCCGTAACAACTAATACATCTACAGTTTCCAAAGTTGTACTTTCAGGTAGATAAGCTGCGGAGCCAGCTTCCGTTCCCTTACCATTTCCATGCATAGTTTTAATAGCAGAATATATTTCAGCAACATTAGCAAAAGACCTTCC